TCCTGCTCTTCAAGCATGTTCTCAACTTCGTCGATTGGTGAAATTTGTGTTTCCATTACTTCTTCACACTCTTCTTGCCTTTGCACGCCCAGCGCTTACGCGACAGCCGTAGCGGTGAATTGGGGTCTTTCGCAGCCTTCGGGTATTGCTTCATCTGCGCATACGATCGTGCGCAGTACGCATCACCTTTTGACGTACCTGGGGCGACCTTCGCACCCTTCTGACCGTAGGACACTTTCTTGCCGCCTGCGGTCACTTTGACCTTGGCTTTACCTTTCGACGGTTTAGCTCCGGAGGTTCTACTAGCCACGGACTTTCGCCTTCTTTGTATTCGCAACAAACTGCTCGCCGCGACGACCACCCGCCTTCTTCTTACGCGCAGTCGCTGCACGCTCTTCACGTGACAACGACTCAGCCTTGTTCCGTGGCAAGCAACGCGATGGATTGTCCTGCGCTTCGCGCTGGCCGCATGGACCGAGAATCTTGCCGGTCGTGGATATGCGAACCCAATCCTCTTTAAACCAATCTTTAAGGCTCACGCGTAAGTGCCCCCACGGCTTTTGTACTCACGTACCAGCCACGCATTCGCGTATGCCGAGGGGTACACGTCAAACTTCTGCTCGGCCTCACGCTTCACGCGATTGTAAAGCGCCTGATTCTTTGGCTTCGGCGATTTGGTGCGCTTATCGGCAGCCATTAAGTTCTCCGACGACGTGCCGATGGACTCGCAACACCGGTCACACGGCGCGAACGATTCATGTTGTTCGCAGTGTTTCGTGAATTACTTGAAGTGTTTGTCTTCTTCATCCCGCGCTTCATTCCACGCTTCATTCCAGGCATTGTATTGCTCCTTTCGGCGTTCAACATACGCCAATTCATCTGAATTAAACCCATCGTAATACCCAGAATCGCGCAGCTTATCCGACGCAACTACAAGGTGCTTCAACGATTGTACCAGAACTAAACCATAATCCACGTCCGTTGTGGCTTCAAAATCAGGCATCAATTCGTTCGACGGCGCACGATGATGCGATCCCATCATCCACACACCGCCGTGGTACTCGTTAAACAATGCAATCGCATTGTCGAATTGCTTAACCGTCATCCCGCCAGAGTCGATCAACGCATACACCCACACCGCATCGGACTCAGGATCAAACGCATCCGCATCCAACACCACCTGGTCAAAGCAATCCACAACATCGACAGACACTTTCCCATCGACCCACGCACCGCGTGCAAATGGGCAGGGCGGTAAACCCGCAAACTCGTCGCACGCAGCCTCTAGCACACGCTGCGACCAATCAGCCACTTCCGCCTTGATCGCGTACACTGAACTCATACAACGCCCTTCAGCAAACGCTTCAAAGGTTTCGCCCAGGTCGATCCCGACGACGACCCGTAAATACCGACAGCCGCATCACCAGCTAGCGTCAAAATGCATGCATCCGCCATATCGGGTGACGCAAGACCGCGCTTCTTCATCTCGTCTTTCGATTCAACGCGCAGCTTCCCACTTGAATTGAACGTGTATCGCGGAGCCGTCAGCTCGGCCAACAGATCATCGTTTTTCGGCAACGCGCAGTTCCTTTGCTCCAACCACGACTTCATCTTGCCCCACAACTCCGCACGCAAGTTCACATACGCATTTTTCATCGCCGGTGACTCGGACACGTTGATCCCGACAGCCGGTAACCCCATTTCGCGCAGGCGATCGACGACGCCCGATCCCAAGCCGATCGAGTCCACATAGATTGCGCCTGGGCGATCAATCGACTCCTCGGACTCATACTCATTCTTAATCGCGCCGGTCAGCTGCATCAGATCAAGCCCCTGCCACTTCTTCACGTCGATAATCACATTGCCCTTCTTCTTGGCGAGCGCGGACTTGTCGGAGCCAAAGCGCGCAACGTCCACGCCGTAGGTCATGGGCGCGAACTCATCCAACTCCAAATCACGGGTCATCGCTTGCTCCACAACGCTGAACGGGATCATGGTGTCGTCATCGGACAACGGGAACTCGCCCAGAATCCGCACGCGATACGCATTACTCTCTTCGCCGTACTTAATCGCCATCTCACGGACAAACTCCTGAGACACGCGCTTCGACTTCTCGCAGTTCACATGCAGCGTGAACCATTCATCTTTCAGCCGGTTGTGCGTCTCATAGAAATATCCAGTGGACCGCACTGGGTTACCGAGCAGTACCGTGACGGCGGCATGACCGGACATCGAACCGGCGGCGGCTTCGAATACCGCTTCAGGCACACCCGATGCCTCGTCGGCAACCAGCATCACGTTGTCGGAGTGAATACCTTGCAGCGCTTCAGGCTGTTCGGCGCGGGACGTTCTCGCGGAAATAAATGCTTCGGTCGGCGATGGGCGCAGCTCGATGCGATCGGACTTCACTTCAAGCAATTCGCGCAGCGCATCCGGCATTTCTTTCACCCAACGCTTGATCTCAGCGAATAGCGCATCGAACAACTGGGACGACGTTGGGGCCGTGACGACGACCTTCACGGGGTAGCGCGTCATCAGATACCACAGCATCGCCCAGCTCGCCGCAGTCGATTTACCAACCCCGTGGCCGGAGCGTACTGAGATGCGGCGCTCGCCGTTTGCGACGGCTTGCAGGAAAGTCGCTTGCCACTCATCAGGGGTGACGCTGAATACGTCCTGCACGAACGAATTGGGGTCGTCGCGGTATTTCTTAATGAAATCAACAAATGGATTTTCAGAATTTTGGGCGTTGCTCATTTTCGTACCTATACCCCAGGGGGGTTCGTCGATCTGTGTCAGATTACACCTGCAACTGCCCCGTCAAAATGACAGACGGGGGGGGGTGTGTCGTGTTCTCGCCTGTGGATAACTAACCCCGTTGCAACTGATTCGCATCTGACCGTGTTCAAGTTTTGACCAATAATTCGTGACCTATCCACAGCTTTGGGAAAGTGCTTGCGTATCAACGACTTACCGCAGTGCGGAATGTCGCGTAACATCCATTATGTTAAATCGCCGACACGAAGCCGGTCACAAAAGTGGTCACGGCAGCACGACGATTCGCGTGCGCGTATCCACGCGGCGATGCGTGTTTTCTCCTATTAACGCTCATCTTTTGGTGTGACATCTTTCGCAGTTCCCTCGATCACATCAGGCGCAGTTAGTGCCTTAATCGCATCCAAATAACGTTGGCCAACATTAACCTCGGTTTGTATCTGCATCTTCTCACCCCACAAATGCGGGTCCATACGTGACGCAAGCCAGCGCTTGTTCTCAGCAACGACACGTGCAGCCGCAGGATCAAGCCTGCCATCTCGCACCTCAGTCAACATGCCTTCGATGTCTGACACATGCCACTCGGCGCGTGCGATGCGCGCTGACTCGTAACGCTGCTTGCGATCAGGCGCACGATCGATCCACGACTTCACTGTCATGTACGGGAAGTCCTGGCGTTTACTCCATGCATGCAAGGACTCGCCTTGCGCCACACAGTCGATGATCTCCTGTTCTAGCACGTCAGGATCACTTGTACGCTGCAACCACCGCTCACGGCGCTCAGTTGCCTTCGGCAACGGCTCGCCATCCGATCCCTTGAACTTCTTACTCGCCATAACGCTCCGTCACCACCGTTTCCCAAAATGTGTTCTTCATCGCTTCGATGCCGCCGTATAGTAAAAAGGCGTCCGTCTCTTTCCCACCAAACCAGAATGAAGGCGTCCCATCTTCTTGTAGAACCATAAAAGCAATCCCACGCGGAACAAGCTCACCCGTATCGACATCATCAGACATGTCAAAGATAAGGCGTTCCACAGCCTTGCGGTTCTCGTCATTGTATTCGCTCGCATCAAACGGCTTCCCATTCATCCCAATTACTTTATTTACCACGGCGCATCCACCTGTTCCGATGTATCTACTTGCGTAGTATACGCACATGCCGCGTGTTTCAAATGGTGCAGAAACGAATCCGTCTCGTTCGCCATCATCACAATATCTTGTGCCGTGTACACGATCACCTCGTCATCGAGTCCTTTACTCAACGCCGCCGCGACGGCAACGGCATCCTTCGGATTCATCACCGCGACGGCCTTCTTCCCGTTGACACGACATCCCAGATCGAACCAGGTCATCCCGTCTGGCGCGTACCCGTTTTCAAGTGCTTCTTGCTCCAACGCCTCCACGCCTCGCTCCATCACGCCACAACGCTTCGGCAGCTCAAAGCCATCCGTGTCCAACCGTGCTTCCAAATACTTCTTCGTCGCACTGGCAAACTTTGCTGCGGTCTCCGGCTTCGCGTGTGCCGCTAACCGATCCAAGCTCCCCCAGCGCCTTAC